AGTGACCAATGCCGAGCTGGTCGGCCAACTGCTCCACGATGCTGCGCCCCGTCTGTAGGCTCTTGGCGCGTGCGTCATGCGGCAGGTAATGCTTGCCGTAGGTGTAACCCTTGTTAACGACTACCTCTGCAATGGCGCGGATGTCTGCGCCCGAGACGGCGTAGAAGTCGATGACGCGCACCTCGCCGCCCACGACCTGATACCACCAGATAGCCGTGTCGTCGCGGTAGCCCAAGTCCCACGCGGTGTGGACGGGATGCCCCGGCTCGTAGACCACCCGCTCGTTGATGCGCGGCTCTGCCTGTCGCATCTCGGTGCCGTAGAACGCGCCGAGGATGGCCGCCTCGAAGCTGCACTCGTATTCTTGCAGGTACTGGTCTTCGGACAGCTGCGCCCGTGCGGCGTTGAGTTCGCTCTGGGGCAGCAGGCCGGACTCGCTGGCCGGTAAGCGCAGGACGAACCACTCGTCGGGGATGCGCCGCGCAGTCTCGTAGATGTCCCAAAACTGGTTCTTGCCCTTTGGGGTTCCGGCGAACACCGCCCAGCCCTGTTTGTCCGAGAGCGCGGGGCGTATCACATTGCCGAACACCGAGGGCTTAAAGTCGCCGTACTCGTCCATGTACACGCCGCTGAAGCCGAGGCCGCGCATGGCATCTGCGTTGTCCGCGCCGAACAGGCTGACCTTCGCCCCGTTGACGAGCGTGATGGTCATCATCTGCTCGTTGGTGTCGCTGATGAGCGGTTGGGCGTAATGCTTGAAGTAATCCCACGCGATGCGTCGAGCTTGGTTCTGGTATGGCGCGACATACCCGAATAGGCCGTTCGGCCCGGTGTACATCACCGCCGCCCTGATGATATCGTTAACTGCGGCTACGGTTTTACCCGCACCTACGGCGGTGGGCAATTAAACACGCCCACCGCTTGCTCCTATCGTGAAATGGCAGGAAAGCCCGCCGTGGGTTGTAAGGCAGGATTACGTCCATGCCCAATTCTTTCCCCGCCAGATTTCGTAAACCGCGCTTTTACTCACGTTAAACCGTCTTGCGTATTCGGCTCCGGTTTCTTTACGCGACCGAATTTCGGAAACCTTTTGTTCGTCTAATTTCGCCCACTTTGCGTTTGTTCCGCGATTGTTGGGCAGGAAATTGCGCCCCTTACGAACGCAATCCTTCATGTTGTCAGACAAAGTTCCGCAATAAAGGTGATTGGGGTTAACACACAATGGCTGGTCGCAATGATGCAAAACACAGTCGCTTGATTTGAGCGGGCCACGATGTAACTCCCACGACACGCGGTGCGCTTTTGCAGTTCCGTCCGTGCGGCGGCCTAGCCCAATTACGCCGTACCCATATTCTTTCGTTGCGCCAATCCAGAACCAACACCCTGTATTGGGCTCGGGCATTACCTTGTCATAAAACCTATCGCGCAGGCTGCGCTTTAGGCGATGGTCGCCCTTTGCCATTACTTCGGCTCTCCCCATCGGATGACCATCTGCTGCTCCTTGCCGTCTGGCCCGCTGTGTTCGTGTCTGGCGAGTTTCGGCACATGGTACTCAAGCAGGTCGCTGAAGCATCTAAACGCCGCCTCTGCGCCCTTCTCTTGGTGTATCTCGTCGAGCCAGCCCTGCAAGCGCTCTGCGTTGCCGTCTACAAAGCGAGAGATGGCCTCCCTCGCGGCTTGGGTTGACTTGTTCGGGCTTCCTTTGGGGCGACCTGCTGGCATACCGTGGTTAATATATCACGATTGTTTATTAGGTTAATTAACCGCTCAAGTATTACTTTGCGTTAACCCTTTTTGCTTCCTCTTCGTGGAGCCGTTGCGCGAATTGGTCGCTGCCTTTGGCAGTCTTGAACTTGCCGAGGTGTTCTCCCGTTCTGCGGTAATGGGCGATGGCCTCGTCTTCGCTGACGATGCGCCCGTTGACCACGGTCGGGATAAGCACCTCTTCGCCGTCGATGTTAACGCCCATGCTGCGAATGGTGCTGATGCCGCCTTCACCGGGGATTTCGTTCTTTACGCCGAGCCGCTCGTTGAGGTTGATGTTCCCCGGCTCTGTTTGGTCAAACATGGCGCGGTTTTCCCACCGATAGTTCCGTAGCGCGTCGGCTATCTTTTTGGGCTTGTACGGCATTACCGTTTGCCTCGCTTCAATGCCTCTGCCAGTTTCTTGCCCTTGTCTGCCTGGTTAAAGTCACGGGCCACGCTCTGGGGGATGCCTGCGCGTTTGGCGAAGGCGGGGGAGTGCGCGGCTGCTGCCATGAACCTGCGCTGTTTGTCGGATGTGCTGGGCATTACTCGCGCCTCAAGATTTTGACCTTCTTTTCCTCACCGGGGAACACGACGAAGTTGCGCGTTCCTGTGCCGTCCTTGCCGCGACTACCTGCGTCTAGGTACTTGATGCCGGGGATGCCTGCTTCTTGAAGCATCCGGCTAACATCTTTACTCGTTACCCCGTTGCCGACAAACAGATTTTTGACAATATCGCCGCCTAATGCGCGATTGGCAGAATACTCAAGAGCGTGTGGCGGGGTGCCTCGCTCCTTCATTTTAGCCATCACCATCGGCATCAAAACCCTCCGCACCGCCTCCGACTGCTCACTCAACGGCTTATCCCAATCGAGCATACGGTCAATCATCTCGTCGGGGAGGTCGAGGGTGTAGAGGGAGCCGCCGGGTTGCTTTGTTTCCAGCCACCTGCTTAACCGCGCTTGCTCCTCCATTTCGTCAGCGATTTGCTTTTTTAGCCAGTTATCATCAACCGGGCTTCTGTCTTTTGCGCGCAAAGGACGCGGAATAGACGGGTCATCCAACATGGCCTGCCACTTTTCAGCGTACTTTTTTGCTTGGGCCACGCCAAATTGGTTTCTATGAATATTGCTTGCCAGTTGGTCAGACAATACGCGCTTATACTCTCTCGCCACCCCCGGCGACTCGGCAAGGTAAATTCCATGCCCATACGCCTGCGCTCCCTCGCCCGTGCCAATCTTGCTTGCGTCAAGTTCGCCTAGCGGGTTGGCCTCGGTCGGCTCAAAGCGGTGCGGCGTGCCGTGGTAAACATCCAGTTCCAACATCGGCGCACGGCGCAGCGCAGCCGCAAGGCGCAGCGGGTTAACAAATTCGCCCGCGTACTGCCCCATCGCTCGGGGGCTTTCCATCGCGCCACGCGCACGCTCAATCTCACCCTGCACAATGGCTTTGCCCGTCTCTACAGGCTGCGTAACAATTGCTCTGCCGATGGTGCCGAGGTCTTGGGCGGCTTGGCTTAGACGCGGCGTTGCAGGGCGGTTTGCCGCGTAATCGGAAAACTCTGCCGTCGTCATGCGCCCGATGTTGGGGTCGGTCGCCAGAGCCTCGTAGGCGAGTTCTCCGGCGTTTCTGGCGCGGTCTGCGAGGGTATCGACCACCCCACCGCCAAACTCGGCGGCACGGTCGCGCATCTGCTGGAGGTATTGCAGCGCGGCGGCAACCCGGGACGGCGCAGGCTTTGCCATGTGTTAACTCAAGTTTTCAAGTTTGTATTTGAGGCTCGTCACATCGTTAACCACCGCATCGAACAGGTTAACGAGGTCGGTGTCTTTCGGGAGCGTCGGCTTGATTTCGTCGAGGAAGGTCAGCAGCCCCTTCACATACGCTTTCGGGTCGCGGTGCTTGTGGAACTCGACATCGTAGCCCGTGATGAGGCCATAGCGGCCCTGGTACGCCTCGGCATAGGCATCCACGCTGTCGGGGATGGCCTCGTAATACTTTTGCAGAGCTTTGTGCTGTGCGTAGGACTTCGTGGCGAGGTGCTGGAAGTGCGTAATCGTCGCGCTGTGCAGCATTGTGCCGACGAACAAAGCAGCGTTTTTTTCGTGAGCGGCCATAGTTCCCCCAAGATGGGTTACGATGATGCTAGACCCCCACAGGGAAGGATGCAAGCATGACTACTATCTCCGACGAGTACCGCGCCCAACAGGTTGAACTGCACACCAATCCCAACTACGGCGTGGCCTCCATTGCCTTTGCGCCCATCGTTGCAAAGTTAATCGTGGATAACGGCATCAAGTCGCTGTCGGACTACGGCGCTGGCAAGAAGAACCTGCAACGCGCCCTTGAGCCTGCCGGCATTTCGGTGGATTACCGCCCTTACGACCCCGCCTTCCCCGAGTACGGCGACCCGCAGGAAGCTGACCTCGTGTGCTGCATTGATGTCCTCGAGCACATTGAACCTGACCGTCTGGATGCCGTACTGGACGACCTCGCCCGTATCATGCCGCGCATCGGGTTCCTGTCCGTCCACACGGGGGCGGCGGGCAAGGTGCTGCCGGATGGGCGCAACGCTCACCTCATCCAAGAACCCGCCCGGTGGTGGCTCCCGCGGCTCTGTGAGCGGTTCCACATTCACCACCTCCAACACCATCAACTCATGGGTCAGGGCTTCTGGGTCGTCGTCAGCCGCGCCTGAAGCCACGCAACCGTCTCGGCAGGGTCACGGGCTAGGTACCACATCCCAAGCGGCTCAAACGCGCTCTGGAAGCGTTCCTGACCCCTTCGCAGTTTGCCCTTCGGGGTCTTGATTTCGAGGAAGGCCGCGAAGCCAGGGGCCGTGACCAGTTTGTCGGGTACGCCCTGCCCCGCCAGCCCGAGGTCATACACCGTAAACCCTGCCGTTCTCACGGCCTCGGTGATGGCGGCATCGTTGGCATCACGGCGCGCGGCGTAGCGCATCAGAACGACCCGTCAGCCCATTCGTACCACAGCCGGTAGGCGCGCACGAACTCGTCCACGCCCTCCCCGAGCAGCATCGGCTTGCCTTGCGGCGGCACGAAGAAGAACCGCGCAATCCGCAGCCCCTCGTCCGTGTCACCACGCACCACCCAGACTTGGAAGTTAGGCGTGGCGGCGAGTGCCTGCAAGGTGCGGCGCAGCCCTTCGGACATTGCCTCCCCCTCGCGCTTCCATTCTAGTACGAGGAACTTGCCCTTGCGCTCAATGATGCCGTCGATGTTGCAGGGGCAGGCTTTGGGGTTGTTCGGCAGCAGCCCGAGGAACGCGCCGTAGTCGATATGCGGTGCGTCCCGGTTTTTCATCAGCCGTTCAAACTGCACGTTTTTTATCATGGGCGGCCCGCTGCGGCGATACCCACCCGGCTTTGGTTTTCACCCACCCGCGAGATTTCAGCAGTTCCTCGCCACCACACGCGCCGAGCCGATGCTGGAGGATGCTTGATGCGCCCAAAAACTTCTGACCGCATTGCTTGCAGGTGCGTGTCACTTGCTCCCCCTCGCACGGATGGCGTTCACAATTCGCTGCGCCTCGTTATCCGACGCGCATAATCCGTAAACAATTGAACAAATCGCCTCCCGCTCGGCCTCGACCGCCTTTCGCACCGCCACGCATCCCGGTCGGTCGCATTCGGTGTGGCAGGTGTGGATGGAATTGACGGTCATGCGCTCCCGCTCGGCTGCTGCGACGAGGGCGGCGAAGTGGGCATCACGGACTTCCAGCCATCCGGGGTGATACTCGCCTTTTTCGTAGACGGTGTCGGCGTAATCCTCGGCCTCCCGCGCCATGCGGATGATATCGTCCCTGTTCATTTGTCACCCATCGCACGGATTGGCTCACTAATGATGCGCCCGCACAGTCTGCAATCTCGATGGTATTCACCAGCGTAGACCCAGCCGTGGCTCAACGGATGGTCTGCCTTTTCACAAAGCCACCAAAAGAATCGGATATACCAAGACTGGTTCATTTGTCACCCCTCGCACGGATGATGGCGGCAGCACGTTCTTGTCCAGAAAGGTCGCGCAATTCTTCATCTTGCTTTTCCCAACGATTCCAACACTCCGTACAGGCCCAGTCTCCCGCTTCTTCTGGCACTGGCAATCGCTCGTCGGTGTACGGCTGCTCACAAAAGTCACAGCGTTCTGGGATACCGCCGCGCAGGGCGACAATCATTTCAAATATTTCGTTGCTCATTTGCTCTCTCCCCTCGCACGGATGGCGGCGGCGCATTCTTCGGACGCCATCGCAGCGGCTCTATTTTCATCACAGGCGTTTTTATCGAATTCCATCCAATACAGACTCTTTCGTCGTTCGCATATTTCCGCACACGCCTCCCGCTCGGCTGCGGCGACGAGGGCGGCGAAGCGTTCAGCAAATTCAATCGTTCGCGGCCCCGTAAAATCATGGCCCGACGCCTCTTTCGCCATGCGGATGATGTCTTCGCGTGTCATTTGTCCTCCTTCGTGATGCCGTGCCACCGCTCGGCGGCGCGGAGGACGGCGAGGATATCTTCTTTCGGAATACGCAAATCCGTCGCAGGCTCCCGCTTGGCGTCCGGCTCCGTCTCTTGCAGCGTCCAGTGGCACTGCGGACAGACGAGCGAGACATGACGCTCCGGCTCCGCGAGCGCGGCGTCGAGGGCGGCGAGGGCTTCCTCCGTGTTCTGCTTGC